GTAAACTTCCACGGCGAACATCCCGGCGACCCCAAAGGGGGAAGCCTAACCACTGGCCGGATTTTACTCCGCCCGCATCGCCACAAAAACGACGCTCCAGTGGCCTAGTTTCTCACCGCCATACACATTCGGTGCGGCGGATGACGATCAGCCCGAACGCTTGCGGAAATCCAGCGACACCGATGCCGACCGGATTATCAAGGAGCTGTTTGAGCATCAGAGCCTACCATCCCCTCCCGAGAAAGCCCTGAATCCTGACGGGGACTTCGCAGCTGAACCGAACGACAATCCACCTGCGCAACCACACGCGCAGCGCGCGTCGGAGCTGCTGCAATGGCCGCTCGGGCTAGGCGATCTGCGAAAGATCGATATCAATGATCCACCAGGCGCGGCTCCCGGCGCGTTTGATGTCGCCGCGGCGAAATTGCCTGATATTGCCGTTGATCCTCAATCGTCGTGGGATTTGGCTTCCCTCGTCTTTCCGCCACAAGGCTCGCGCTATGCCGCCACCATGTCTGACCGAGCTTCTGAGTTCAGATATCCATCGACTTCATCCCATCTATTCGGCGATGACACAGACCGGGCTGATGACGACTTCTGGGATGGAAGTTACTTGTCGAGCTTGCCGCCGCCGCTACAGCCAAAGACAGATGTAGCCGAAACGCCCAGGCCGGATTACGACCGGATCACGCGCGAAGTGATGCGGCGGATCGCCAATGAAGGCAATCGGCCACCCCGAGGCATCCTGTTCGATCCCTCAGCGACCGTGCCGTTTATGGCTTCGTAGCCCGAGTTGCGTCGAGCACTCCATTCATCCTAACTGAAAGAACCGCCATGGTTACGATCACCCATCGTGATGCGCTGACGCCGACGGAAGAGATTCTGCGCGCGGCCACCGAGACGAAGACGATTATCGACCCACTGGGTCGCAACCTGACTGTCGGGCGCTTCTCAATTCAGCGGCGCCGGACGATGGCGAAGATAGTCCCTGCCGAGTTGCAGGAAGCACCGGCGTTAATGCGGCTTGCGACGCCGGCGATGTGCGTGCAGGCGATCGACGGAACCGTTGTCCCGATGCCGCAAAGCTTCCTGCAATTGGAGGCGCTGATCGACCGTCTCGATATGCCCGGCATTCAGGCGGTAGCAACCGCGGTGCTGGAGCTCGAGACCGAAGCCAGGTCAACGGGGGACGACCTAAAAAACGGGTAAGGGACGTTGCGCTAGGCCAGGCCTTGTTTTTGGTCAAGCGGAACGTCCCGTTCGACATCGCCTTTTCGCTTCCCGATGAGGAGCGGCTGGCCTGGATCATCATTCTCGGCGAGCAAGAGGGGCGAAAATTCGATTTCAACACGATGCGGTGGACTCATCGGCGCTAGAAAAATACGATAAACGTAATTTTCTGCTTGACCTGAAGTTCGGCAAACTGTATGTTCCGAAAAGATAGTGAACAAAGCTTCGTCTAGCCCAAGCGGCGATCCTTCCACAATCGAAATTGATTATGTCTGGCTCACACGGGGGCTCAGCTTCAGGAGATCCCATGACAGACGAGGCGACGATGCCGGCGGTAGCGCGGCATCTGGCGCGGGTTGAGCGGCTGGCTGCGGTGATTGATCGGGTGCTCGACGGGACGGCCGCGGAGGAGGAGAAGGCGGTGCTGGGGCGGTTATCCCTGATCGAGGCGGAGGATGTGATCGTGCGCATCGTCGCGAGGCTGATCGAGCTGGGAGTGCAATTGCATGAGCTCGAGGATCAAGCGGCGTTCACGTTCACCGAAACAGACCGCAACCTTTAAACTCACGCTCCGGCAGGAACAGGCCAATCGCCTGCTCGCGGGGCCGCAGCGCCACACGCTTCTCGTCGGCGGCAGCCGGTCGGGCAAGACCTTTGTGCTGTGCCGCGCGGTGCTGGTGCGGGCGATGAAGGCGCCCGGCAGCCGCCACGCCATTCTGCGCCGCTCGGCGAAGGCGGCGCGTGCCTCGATCGGCCAGGACACGCTGCCGAAGGTGGCGCGGCTCTGCCTGCCAGGCCTGACACTGCGCTGGCAGGCACAGGATGGTGTGTTCGTGCTCGCCAATGGATCGGAGATCTGGCTCGGCGGGCTCGATAATGGCGATCGGGCGGAGAAGATTCTCGGCCAGGAATTCGCCACGCTCTATTTCAATGAGTGCAGCCAGTTGGCCTATGCCTCGGTCACCTTGGCACGCACGCGGCTTGCGCAATCAGCGCGGTGCCGTGACGGCGCAGCCCTAGTCCAGCGCGCTTATTACGATTTGAACCCGACCGGCAAACGCCATTGGACCTATCGCATGTTCGTGGCCTCGAACGACCCGAGCTACGCGTGGCTGGCGATGAATCCGGCCGATAATGCCGAGAATCTGAAACCCGAATACCTGGCCGAATTGGCAGCTCTGCCTGAACGCAGCCGGCGCCGATTTCTCTCCGGCGAGTATCAGGAGGAGATCGACGGCGCGCTATGGACGGTTGAGCGGTTCGAGGCGCATCGCCGGAAATCGGGCGATCACCCCGATCTTGTCCGCGTCGCGGTAGCGATCGATCCGAGCGGGACATCGGGCGAGAGCGGTGATGCGGTCGGTATTGTCGTGGCAGGGCTGGGTGATGACGGCCGCGCCTATGTGCTGGACGACCTGACCTGCCGCGTGTCGCCCGAAGCCTGGGCCAGGCGCGCCGTTGAAGCCTATCACCGTCATCACGCGGACTGCCTGGTGGCGGAGCGCAATTTCGGTGGCGACATGGTGCGCGCCGTATGCGTGCGGTCGATGCGACCGTACCGATTCGGACAGTGACGGCAAGCCGTGGCAAAGCCGTCCGCGCCGAGCCGATCGCCGCACTCTACGAGCAAGGCCGGGTCGCCCATGTTGGCGACCGGCTCGGCGCCCTGGAGGATGAAATGCTCAGTTTCTCGACGACCGGCTATCAGGGAGCAGGTAGCCCGAACCGTGCCGATGCGCTGGTCTGGGCGCTGACCTGGTTGATGCAGGCTTCACAACCTTTTGCCGCTCCGCTGGTGCTGACGCGTAAACGTGAGGGGCTGATCTGATGGCGCTCGATCCCTATACCGATGGTTCAGGCGATTGGGCTCCGCCCCAGATTAACGGCCAGATGCGCTTTCGCGATGTCGGCTCGACCGGTCTGCGTCAGTTTTCCGGCTGGGTGCGCGAGGAGTTTCTGCCGCAATTGCTGGGTCGGCAGGCGGCGACGGTCTATCGCGAGATGCTCGACAATTCGAGCAGCGTCGGTTCGCTGATCTTCGCGATTACCCAGTCGGTCCGAAAGGTCGAATGGCGCGTCGTCGCAGCCAATGAGACGCCCGCCGCACGGGTAGCGGCTGAATTCGCCGATTCGCTGCGGTTTGATATGAGCCATAGCTGGGAGGACTTTGTCACTGAAGCGCTGTCGATGCTGGGCTATGGATTTTCCCTGCATGAGATCGTCTATAAGCGTCGGGACGATGGCTTGATTGGCCTCCGCCGATTGCCGATCCGCAGCCAGGACACGATCCTGAAATGGTTCTTCGACGAGAACGGTGAGGTGCGGGGTGTCACGCAGCAGCCCTGGGTCGGCGAGCTGATCGATATTCCTATCGAGAAATTGCTGTTGTTCCGCCCGACCTCGCACAAGAACAATCCCGAAGGCCGCTCGATCCTGCGCAATGCCTATCGGCCCTATTACTTCCTGAAACGTCTGGAAGAACAGGAAGCGGTGCTGTTCGAGCGCTTTGCCGGCCTGCCGGTCCTCAAAGTGCCAAGCGCGCTGCTCGCTGCGGCCACCGGAGCCAACGCGACGCCGGAAGCGGTGGCGGCACTCGCCGCCTATAAGAACCTTGTCACGAATGTCCGGGTCGACGACCAGATGGGCGTCATCGTGCCCTCAGATATGTGGCAGGACGCTAACGGCAACCCGACCGGGCAGCCAATGTACCAGTTCAGCCTTGAAACACCGCAATCGGGGCGCAGCGGCGTCGATCCCAATGTCTCAATCCAGCGCTACAAGCTCGATATCCTGATGACCGTGCTGGCCGATTTCGTCATGCTGGGGCACGAGCAGCATGGCACCCAGGCCTTGTCGGTCGACAAGACGGAGATGTTCCTGGCGGCGATCGAGGGCTGGATCAATAGCATCGCCGCGGTGCTGAACCACCATCTGTTGCCCCGGGTCTGGCGAATCAACGCGTTCGACACTGATCTGATGCCGAAATTCGAGCCGTCGCTCGCCAGTCGTCCTGATCTCGACGCACTGGGCGGTTACCTGCGCGATCTCGCCGGTTCGGGCTTGACGCTGTTTCCTGACAAACCGCTCGAAACTTATCTCCGCCAAGCTGCAGGAATGCCGATATGAACTTCGTCTCAATACGGCGCACGATTGATCTTTAGCCCATAAAATGTAAATTCTTGTTAAGACGAATCGAAGCCTCATGCGTTGTTAATATGCCGTTTACCGACGAGTTGCTATGAAGCGGTAGCTATTAAGGGGTGCAGTGATGGTCGATTCTTACGGCGTGCCGTTCGCGTTGCCGCAGAAAACGAACCGCATGCGAGTTCGCGTGCCGGTGGTTTTGCCGCTATATGCCATTGGCATAGGGCAGTCCTGTCCTGTTGATTCGGGCACCGGGCAACCGTCGCCTCTATATGTGCCGCCCAATCGTAGAGAAATCCCTCACGCTCCGCAAAATGGTGCAAATCTTACGGTTGGGGCTGCGGCGGTAATTCCTGACGCCACATCTGACTCAGATTCGTAGTAGCAAGCGTTTGCTGGAGCTGTGGGTCTGACCATAGCGAGTGACGCGTTTTGGTCTCGTATCGACTTGAGCGGGTAGTGCTCTCGACGACGACCCACGTCATATCTTCTTCTACTCTTGTTAATTCAGTAAAAATCCCCGGCTGTCCCAGTTGGCCAACTTGGACATTGGCGAAAAGTTTCCCCATGGGATCAAAGTGCTCTTGGAATTTTAGTTCTGTCTCGAAATCAACATAAAGATCCCACATCAATTTTTCGAGTTCTGGGGCCACCGCATCAGCTACCTCCAAGCCTAATTCCTTTGCCTCGACTCGATTTATCGGGTGGCCATGGAAATAGAGTTTCGATGCAAGTGCATCAATGATGGCGTCCAAAGTGTGCTGCTTTGATTTGTCTGTATGAAGAGTAAGCAGCTTCCGCGCAACCATTCTTGATTGTGCGATGAAGCGTTCGACATTTCCGAGTGCCAAAGGATGAATCTTATTAACTAATATCTCTATAGTTCTAACAAGCTCCTCTTCATGCTTGATCCCAACAGTCTCCTTGATAAATGATACATATGCTTTAACATCTTCCACGCTAATTCCAAGCTTACGATTCGACCCTGCTTCGATCGGATTGAATTCATTCGTGACAGTCGGATCGATAGGCCCTAAGGCGCCAAATTTATGCATTACTATTTCATTCGCCCCCAAAGCCATAATTGTCGCGGCAGAATAAGCCTTATACGGGATTAATACATTAAAGTGATCAGTGTACTCTCGAAATATAGGTACCAATCTCCACGGGACCACGCCGTCGCCCCCTAGGCTGACTAAGAAAACGTCGAGTTTTTCGATTTTCTCAGAAAATACCAATAAATGATCGATAAATTGCCTCACGCAATCATCAGCTATTTGGCCAGGCGCGCCCGATCTCAGTGAGGTTAGGTAGCAAATTACTTTTGAGCCACGGAGATTTTCTATTTGGGTTATCAGCGGCCTACGGCTTTCATAACTCATCCCAATTCTCCAGAAGCAGCCTAAGCGATCTCAAATCCTCGAATATCCATCTCAACTTTGACGCGTGGAACTGTAACGCAGGTCTTCCACTCAGAGAAGTCCCCTGAGGGACGCTCGTTTGAACAAGCTGCAGGAATGCCGATATGAAATTTCATTTGCCCCTTACCGTGCGCAAGGCCGATCCCGACCGCCAGCAGATCTTCGGCTGGGCTTCGGTGGTCGAGCAGGGCGGTCGCGCCATCATCGACAAGCAGGGCGACATCATCCCGGTCGAAGAGTTGGAGAATGCCGCCTACGACTTCGTGCTCTACAGCCGCCAGCATGGCGAGATGCATGAGCGCATCGGCACCGGCGAACTCATCGAATCGATGGTTTTCACGGTCGAGAAGCAGGCAGCACTCGGTATCGATCTCGGCCAGGTCGGCTGGTGGGTCGGCTTTCATGTTGCCGATCCCGCCACCTGGGCCGCGCATAAGACCGGCGACTTGCCGGAGTTTTCGATCGGTGGCGAAGCCGAACCGGAGGAGGTCTGATCATGGCAAAGCGTCTGCGCAATCTACGCATCACCGAAGTCTCCTCGGTCGATGCCGGTGCCGGTGAAGGCGTGAAGATCATGTTGATGAAGCGCGAAATCCAACCAGGAGCAAACACGATGACTCTGCATGAACGACTGGCATTGGCCGAGCAGCGGCTCGCAAAGGCCGAGCGGGATCTACAGCTCGCCGGTCTCAGCGACGAGCATCAGGCCTATTGCGACGCGGCTGATCTGTCCGACGAGGAACATGATGCGTTTCTCGGCAAAACGCCCGACGAACGCGACGCCTATATCGCCGCCAATCCAATCACCAAGCGCCTGCCGCCGGCGATCCAGAAGCAATTAGCGGAAGCGGCCGATCTGCGTGCCCGCCTTGATGCGCTGGAGGCCGAGCGAACTCGCACGCGCTTCGCCAAACGGGCCACAGAAATCGGCCTGCCGGAAGATGACGGCGAATTGCTATTGCAAGCTCATCAGGGCAAAGGCGAAGCCGTGACCGCACTTGAGGAACGCCTTAAAGCGGCCCACGCAGCACTCGGCGAGGCGGGGTTGTTCCGCGAATTCGGCACGACACGAGGTGGTACTGCGAATTCCGCCAAGGCCGCGATCGAGGCCGAAGCAGCTCGGTTAATGAAGTCGGACCGCAGCCTCGCTACGCTCGACCAGGCGATTGCCCGGATTGCCGACTCGCCTATGCCGACGCACAGGGAGCTTTGGAAACGCTATCGCGAAGACGACAAAGCCGCCTGACGATCCCCATCATTCCCCACCAAGGCCGCCTCCGAGCGGCTTTTTTCATGCGCGCGTTTTGCGCTAACCCCCCAGGAGACCGCACACATGGCTACAGAAGCCCCCCTGATTCACGACGGGTCGCAGACTACTGCCTCCGTCAATATGGCCAATGCCGCCGGTCTGACCGGTCCTGGTGGATCGGGTCAGTTCCTCGCCGTCAAGATCACCGGCGCCCGCACCGTCGCCTATGACAGCACCGGCGCCAGCGTCTGCTATGGCATCCTGCAGAACAAGCCCGCTATCGGCCAGGTGGCAGATGTCGGAATCCTAGGCGTATCCAAGGCCGTCGCCGGTGCAGCGTTTGCCGCGGGCACCTTGCTGATGACCGACAGCAGCGGTCGGGTGATCACCCGCACCTCGACCAACCCCGTGATTGGTCAGGCCATCGAGGCGGCCACGCTGGCCAATCAGATCGTCACGATCGCGCTCGTTCCTGCTGCCTACTAACTCTCATTGACGGAGCTTTAGATGCCCCAACCGACATATGGTGACGTCCATATTTCCGCCGCGCTGACCTCGATCAGCACGGCCTATGTGCAGAGCCAGCAGAACTATATCGCCGACAAGGTTTTCCCGATGGTGCCGGTCGCGCACCAGACCGACCAGTATTTCGTCTTCTCGAAATCCGATTTCCTGCGTGACGAGGCGCAACAGCGCGCCGACGGCACGGAGTCAGCTGGCGGCGGCTTCAATCTCAGCACGTCGAGCTACAACGCCAAGGTCTGGGCCTGGCATAAGGATCTGGGCGAGCAGACCCGCCGGAATGCCGATCCCGCGATCGACATGGATGTGGCGGCGACCAAGATCGTGATGCAGCGCCTGCTGATCCGTCGTGAGCGCCTGTGGACCAGCACCTACCTCACCAACAGCGTGTGGGGCACGGACATCACCGGCGTTGCGTCGGGTCCGGCCGCCAACCAGACCTATTACTGGAATGATGACGGCAATGGCGATCCGTTCACCGATATCGCGCTCGGCCAGACCACGATCCTGCAGAATACCGGGCACGAGGCGAATACGCTGGTGTTGACCTACCCGGTCTATCAGGCGCTGCGCAAGCATCCGCTGGTGGTCGATCGGATCAAATACACGAACCCGGCGTTTGCCGGCACGGTGTCACCGGAGCTGCTGGCGCAGGCCTTTGACGTCGAACGCGTGCTCGTCTCCAAGGCCGTCTATAACGCCGGTGTCGAAGGCGGTGCCGATAGCTTTGGCTTTGTCGCTGGCAAGGATGCGCTGCTGTGCCATGTGGCGCCGGAACCAGGTCTGATGACGCCGTCAGCCGGCTACACTTTCGGTTGGGAGGGCTTCACCGGCCTGAATAGTCTCGGCATCACCGTCGCCTCGATCCCCATGCCATGGCTCGGCCTCAACACGCTGCGCATCGAAGGGCAGATGGCCTTCGACATGCAGGTCGTCGGCGCTGATTTGGGATATCACTTCAGCGGCATCGTGCAATGAGCATGGAGCTGATGGGCTTTGAAATCGGCGGCGGCGTGGTTCGCCGCCGGTTTCGACTGGGCGAGCGCGACCTTGCCCAGGGAGCGTCTTTGAACGCCGACGAAATCGCCCGTATCCCGCCCAAGAATCGGCGGGCTTTGATCGCCAATCGCTTCCTCGCCGTCTGGCCGAAGCTCAACAGGAGTGCCAAGCCATGACCTCAGGTTTCGTCGATCGTTGGAAGGGCAAGACGCTGCTCTCTGCTTCCTCGGTCCAGCAATTCGGCAAGGGTGGAGCAGTCACGCCGGGAGGCGGCAATCTATCTGGTGCCGTCTTCACCAATGGCGCTGCCGGAACGGGCAACGGCAACGATACGACCGAGGATCTGCTGTTCAGCTATACGCTGCCGGCCAATTCATTCGACAGTATAGGCCGTCAGCTCTTCATCCAGGCTCACGGTACCTTCGCCAATAACGCCAACACCAAGACGGCAAAGCTGTATTTCGGCAGTTCGATCAATTTCACCACGGTTAACGCCGCCGGCGGATCAGTGATCCCGTGGTGGATGCAGCTGCTCGTGACGAAGGTGGGACCGAGTGTACAAGTCTGTCTGGCGCAGTCGATCAACGGCACGACCCATGCCGGCTCGCTCGATCTGCCTGGCACTGAAAACGACGCCGCTGCCATCATCATCAAGGTGACCGGACAGACGTCGGTCGCCGGTGCGAACAACGTCGTCTGCAAGATGATGTCGGTCCAGGCGCTTAATTAGAGCCAGCGGAAGATCCAACCATGGCCGATATCATCGATGTGGCGAACGCCCTCACGAATGTTGTCCGACAGGCGGTTTATCCCATGGGCACCGCCCAACCGCCCGTCGCGGGCGAACTGGTGCATGTCTTCACCGGCTGGCCAATTCCAGGCAACATGCAGGTCGATATCAAGGCGGGCAACGCCAATATCGCCGTGTTTCCGGCAGGGGCGGAGGAGAATCTCACTCGATTCCCGCAAGCATGGCAGGTCGTCGCGTCACCAGCCATAACGCTTGTGATCACGATTCACGGCAATAATGCAACGCTCTCAGGCGCCACATCGACGCCGCAGACGATTGCCCTGATCGCTAACAACAAGGCCTATGCCTATGCGGTTCAGGCCAGCGATACGTTGACCAGCATCATGACGGCGCTGGCCGGCATGATCGCCGTCGATCATCCGGGGGTCGCCAGCTCGGGTGCTGTCCTCACGGTACCAAGCGGTGTCGCGCTGACCGCCGGAACAGTCGGGGGCCAGGCCGAGGCGACGCGCGAAGTACGCCGCCAGCGTAAGGAATTCACCGTCACGATTTGGTCCCCGACTCAGCCCATCCGTGATGCGCTGGGCGCTGCGATCGACGTCGCTCTGGCGCAGTTTGAGTACCTTACCCTGGTCGATGGGTCCATGGCGCGCATCCGCTACGCCTCGACATTCCTCAACGACAGCGCCGCCAAAGTCGGCTTGTTCCGTCGCGAGATCAGTTACCGGATTGAGTATCCCACG